CAGCGTCTGCGCCATGGCGTTGTGCAGCCGGCCGTGGATGGCCGAGAACACCGTCATGCCCTCTTGGATCAGTGCCAGCGTCGTGCCGACCGGCGCGTTCGGGTTCTGGTCGGCGAGGTTGTCCATCGACGTGCGGACAACGCCCTTGCCGGCGTCGACCACGAAGCCGAGCAACTGGAACAGCGTCGGCGACGGCGGGTTGAACGGGATCGGCATGGCGAGCTTGCGCACGTCATCGATGTTGATGCCGCCCTCGATCTCCTCGACCTGCGTCGGCTGGATGTTCAGCGACTGGCCGCCGCGCGTGCCGCCCTTCAGCTTGAGCATCGTTGGCACGTTCTGGATGTGCGCGCTGTCCATGAGGGCGCGCAGGGCGCCCGTCGCGGCGGCACTGAGGCCACCGATCATGTGCGGCAAGCCGATCGGGTACGCCCCGCGCCACGGGATGAACGGGAACTCGACGAACCACGCCAGAGGCTCGCGGCTCTCGTCCTCCTCGTCCCAGTTGCGGTAGATGCTCAGCACCTTGCCGCTCGACTTGTCGACGGTCAGGATGTACGGCGCATTGCCGTCGCCCTCGACGTCTGCCACGGCGTGTATCTCGAACACGGTGCGCAAACCGTCCTCGTTGTACGACGTGTCGCTGCGACCCTCGATCTTGTCGTTGGCCACGTCGACGATCGAACGCTCCGGCTCCATGCTCGGCGGCGTCAGCTCGACGTCGCGGTACATGCCAGATTTTACACGCTGCTCGTAGTCAAGCTGCGTCAGATACTGGACGTGCGTCTTGCGCTGCGCGCTGTTGAAATTGGTCGCGGCGAACGGGAGGTACATGTCGTCGATCGCGACGAACAGGAAGTCCGGCCGGTTGCGCGCCTCGTCCCACGTGATCTTGAGGTACTGCGCACCGCCCAGTGGCACCTGCGTCAGCAGCTGCTCCAGCTCGGCGCGGAACGTCTTGCTCTGCACCATCAGCTGCCAGTTCATCATGCGCGTCTTGCGCTTGGCCTTCTGCAGCTTCTTCATGGTGATCTCGCCCTCGATCAGGTCTTTCACCGGACCTTGGGGCGGGAGCAGCTCGCGGATGGCGCGCGACGCGAAGTCGATGCATGCCTCCGTCATCATCGGATGCACGACCTTCGACGCGCCTTGGAACTGGGCGCCGCCGGGTGCGTCGTCACCGAGGCCGGTGCGGCGGAGGCCCTCCTCGTACTGCTCGTCGCGCTTCTTGCGCGCCTCCTTGTCCTTGCTGATCAGGTCGAGGAAGCGCGTCGACAGCGTGCTGAGTTCGCTGTCCGGCATCTCCTCGGCGAGGTTCGCGTAGAACTCGCTGTCGCCCGGGCTTTCCTCCTCGCCGAGACGCACGATCGCGCCACCGTCCTCGGTGTCCTCGACGTCGGATACCTCCTCGTCGATCTCCACGATCTCGCCTTCGGTCACGTTTTCGTTGTCCATGTCATCCTCGCGCTCGATTGCCATTCGCTATTCCTTGATCGTCACGACACCGCAGACGACGAGCCGTTGCGCTATCTGGTGCGCGTGACCCGGATCAACGCGGCCGCCCACGAGCAGCCCGGCGCTATCTTTCAAACCCATGAACGCAATGCAGAGCCACTCGGCCAGCGCGTCCGTGCTGGTCACTGGCATGCCGCGCAAGAGGTCATCGATCATGCGTCAGTCCTCACTGGCTGTACGGGTTGGTGACGACCCGGGGCGGCGGCCGATCGCCGGCATCCTTGGGCTTGTCCTTGATGAGGCGGATGAGGCCCTTGTCCAGACACAGGCGGATCGCCTGCGTGCAGGCGTCGACGTGGTCGTCGTGCTTGATGCTGCCGCCGCCGGCGAAGCTGCACAGCTGCGTCACCACGGCGTCGCACCACGTGCGCGCCTTGCCGGGGAACTTCTCGCTCTCGGGCAGCCAGACGCGGCGCTGGGCGAACACGGGGCTGACGATGTGCAGCCGGGACAGCTTGTCGGCGCGCCCCGGGTTGTATGCGTATGCCTCGATGCCCGTCTCGGCGAGCATCTGGCGCAGGCTGATGCCGCTGCCCTTGTCCTCGATCAGCAGGATGTCCGGCTTGCGGCCGCTCGTCATCGGCTTCGACGCGCCGAACAGCGGCTTGATCAGCGCCTGATCCTCGTCGTCGCCGTACGCGACGTTGAGTTCCTTCTTGACGCGCTTCATCAGCGCCGGCAGCCCGAGGTGGTCGTCCCAGCAGTCGAGCAGCATGACTTGGCTGGACTGCTTGTAATCGAACACGCCCCACGTCGAGCAGGCCGTTGGATCGGGGTCGCCCTTCTTGTCGAGGCTCTTCTCGGTGTACGCCGTGTCGAGGCTCATGATGATCCAGTCGAAGCGCGGCAGCGGCTGCTTCGCCGGCCACAGCTTGAACCAGCTCCGCTTGATGATGCCGCTCTCCTCCGGATCGACCAGCTCGCCGTGCAGCTCCTGCCGGCCGATCACTGTGCCCTCGTACTGCTCCAGCTGCTTGAAGAAGCTGTCCGGCAGGTTCGCCTTGTTGTCGAACGTGCTGCCGCGCACGATGATCCGCTGAGCCTGCGGCGCGGACAGCTTGCGGATGATGTCGCGCGGCTTTGGTGTCGTGGTCCACAGCACCTGCGGCGCCGGGCCGAGGCGCATGCCCATCAGCGCCATGTCCCACACCTCGTCGGCGTACATCCACGCGGCCAGCTCGTCGAACCAGCCTCGGCAGTGCTGGGGACCGCGCAGCCTTTCCGGCTTCTCGGCCGTGAAGCCCCGGATCGTGGACACGCCGCCGGCGATGTTCTTGATCTTGACGATCATGTCGCTCTTGTTGTGGTCGATCAGCAGGTCCGGCGGAAGCACCGACAGGATGCCGCTCTCGCCCTCGAAGCACGTGTACTTGACGTCGCTGTACGTCGGCGCGATCACCGCACTGTCGAAGCCGCTGGCGTCCTCGTACGCGGCGCGCGTGATCCACTCGGCACCGACGCGCGTCTTGCCGAAGCCGCGCCCGGCGAGGATGCCCGCCTGCGTCCAGTCCGTCTCGGGCAGCAGCTGGCTGGGGCGCGCCGTGGCACTCCACCGGCGCTGCCAGTCGAGGTATATCTGCATGTCGTGAGGCAGGCCGCTGACGAGCGTGACGAGATCGGCGGCGCCGCGTGGCATCGCCTTCCCGCTCGGCAAGGTCAGCGCGGCCGCCATCAGTGGCTGCGGTGTTCGTCGCGGTACAGGTCGAGCGCGCCGCGCAGCTGCTCGTTCGTCACGCGTATCTTGTCGTAACGATCTGCAAGCAGGTCGCAGTGGCGCTGCAGGCTCTCGATGCTGCGCTCTGCGAATACAGCGTCTGCCTCGAGCTGGCGGATGCGACGCCACGGGTTCCAGATGCTCACGCGAATGCCGGGCAGGCGCATGAGCCAAGCCGCGACCGGCCTAAAGAATGCTGTCAATGCATCTTCCTTCCGCGCTCGTACGTTTCACGCTCATCCATAGCATTATGGACGACGATATCGCCACCTGCGTTATCTTCGACGACCGAAGGCTTGCACCAACATTCGCGCGTTTCGTGATGCTCGCGCCAGTCCGCGAGGGGCAGCACGTGGGCGTCGCCGCTGTTCACTTGTCGTCTCGCTTGGCGTCACGCATCGCGGCCGCCAGTGACGCTGCGATCGCGGCGGTGTCGGCGGTGCCCTCGATCTTCAGCGCCTCGCCTTCCTTGTTGCCGATCGTCGTCTGCGTCTTGGCGCCGTACTTCTTCGGGTTCCAGCAGGCCAGCAGCTTCAGCCGCGTGTCGACCTGCGCCCGACGCCACTGCACGTGGCCCGGGTCGATGCGACCCTCGACGCGCGCCGGCTCTGCATCGATCAGTGCGAGGGCCTGCTCGGCGATGGCGTCACCGCCAACCTCGCGCGCGTAGGCGTATGCGACTGCCAGCGCTTCGTCCGCCGCTACCCACTTGCCCCAGTTCACCGGGTGAAACCCCAACTCACGGCCGAGCGCAGCAAGCGTCTCACCCAGAGCGAGGCGCTCAAGGACTTCCGCTTCGAGTTTTGGGGTGCGCTTGGTCGGCGTGGGCATGTGATCTGCGTGCTCCGCTGCGTGGCAGGACTACCAGTGAGTGACACACAGATAACACCGCAGCGCCGCGTCTGCAACACCCCGCGCGCTACACCTGCCGCCACCAGTCCGCAGGCACCTCAACAAGATCATCGTACACGACGTCAAGCAGCACCTTTAGTGCCTCACGATACTGCCGAGCCAGCACGGCCGCCTCGTCCAGCCTGTCAGCGGGAACAGGGCGCGTGTACCTGTCGTAGCCCATTGCCGCGTGCGCAGCGTCCCACACGGCGGCCTTCGGGGCGAACGGCTTGCCCTTGATGTAGTCGAAAGTCTTCTGGTCCGGAT